CCTTCAAGAAGCATGGGCTTGCCCGTGTTTTTCATGCCGGTATAATTTTCGTTGATTTCCTTCTTTAGCCGCTGAAACGATGATTCGTTCAGGGTTCCGTCGGTTGAGAAGCCGCCGGAGGGGATTGCCGCATTTCTGAACATCTGATTGCCGAATTCTTCATAGCTGCGCCCCAGGCGGATAGCGTTTGCCGCGTATTCGATGGGTGACATGCCGATCACGCCGTCAACCGACATTCCGGGGACGTGGAAAACCTGCTTCCGGCCCAGTTCCTTTTCCGGCTTGGTGCTAATCCCGTCGCTGATCTTGTACTGCAGATTCTTCGTCTCCGGGTCACGGTCGATTTTAACCTGCTGCCACTGGTAGGGGTAGAGACCCACCAGGCCGCCGCGTCGGTCCACCAGGCGCTCACATACGGCATTGCCGCCGGTGTTCAGCGCTATCATGCAGGCCTCCTTGAAGTTAAACGGCGCCATCTCCTCATTCGGGGCATTGTGCAGAATGTCGTAAACGGCCAGGTCGTTGCGGGATTCCCGCTCATCGTCTGTGACCTTACGGTAGAGCTTGGCCGGCGCACTGGCGAAAGTCTCACCCAGCACCCGGATGCACGAAAAAACCGCCGTGTATTTCATTGCGGTTGTGGCGGTTACCGGGCCTGCCGGGACGTTGACAACTTCTTCACCGATCAGAAATTTGCGGACCAGATCATCAAAACTGCTGGAGAACACGAATCGGAACTTTTGAAATATATTCAATATACCACCACCTTTAGAGCAGGCTTCTCATCCCGCGATAGTTGTAAACAAAGTCGCTGTCCTCTTGCCTGATAGCGATATTCATAGCGTTAATAAGCGCCACCATTACGTCGATCCGGTCGGCACTCTTGTTTTTCATCGGCTTAATATTTTCGTTGCCGTCTACGGCTATTACCACATTTCCGAAACACCAGCGGGCGACGGGGTTTTTCTCGTGGGTCAAGCGTCCGATGCGGAGCAGCCGCTCGATTTCTTTCATCCCTGGGGACATGCCGGCGATTGTCTGTGGCACTTCCAGAGATTCGATTTCCGCTTTCGCCAGCTGCTGGGTCAGCATCCGGGAGTTCCAAGGGTCGGTGCAGAGATATTTGACATCATACTGTTTTGCCATGGCCTCGATCCGGGCTTTTACGAAGTCATAGTCAACGACATCACCCGGGGTAGCGTGCAGGAATTTATTCTTTACCCAGCGGTCAAAGGGCACTTTATCGCGCTTCATTCGCTCCTTCATTTTCTCTGCCGGAATCCACGCCTCGAAGATTGCCCGCCAGTCGTCAATTCCTTCTTGCGGCGGGAAAAGCAGGGCGGCCGCTGTCAGGTCAATGGTGCTCGCAAGGTCCAATCCCAGATAACACCTTTTGCCGGCCAAGTCCTCAACGCCCCACTCGCCAACGGTTTGATCCCAGAGGGAAAGCGGCAGCCAGGTCAACGTTTTAAGCGCCACCCACTGATTTAGCCGTAGCCAGCGGAAAAGTTTTTCCTTTGCCTCGTCGTTCCGGGCGCCAATGGCTTCCTGCCGGACCGCCTCAATGTCAATGCTGCGCCCGAGCGAAGGGTTCGCCTTATACCATACTGCCTCATCAAAGATGTCGTCGTCCTCGTCGGCGCAGTAGATTTTTGCATACCAGGCAGGATCCTCGATCTCGCCATCCTGGATCCTCCGGGCGTATTCGTGGACATCCCAACCAATCGAGTGCCGGTCGGGGTCGTCACCGGCGGTAGTGATTACCCACCAAAGCGGCTCCTTCCGGGCAGCACCGGCGCCGAAGGTCATTACGTCCCACAATTCCCGGTTCGGCTGGGCGTGGAGTTCGTCAAAGATTACAACGGTCGGGTTCAGGCCGTGCTTTGAATATGCCTCGGCAGAAAGCACTTTAATAAAGGTGCCGGTTTCCCGGTTGTATATTTCCTTTTTGCTGTCTACTACCCTGACAAGCTCCTGCAAGGCCTCGTCTTGCTCTATCATCTGCTTGGCGGCCTTGTAAACTAGGGATGCCTGCTCTCTCTCGGCGGCGCAGCAGTAAATTTGGCCGCTCGGCGGGTCGTTTATCAGGTGGTAAATAGCCAGAGCGGCGACAAGTTCAGTCTTGCCGTTCTTCTTTGGAATCTCCAGGTATGCGTATTGATACTGCCTGTAGCCGTTATCTTTTACAGTGCCGTAAACGTCCCAGATTACCTGGTGCTGCCAGTCAAGCAATAAAAAAGGCTGACCGTAGAAGTCGCCTGTGTGGTGGAGCATTTGAATAAACTCAATTACGTCAAGGGCACGTTCCTTGCTGTGCACTTACATCACCCGTTCTTTTTCTCCCTCTTTCTTCGCAAGTATTCAGCCATCGGGCTGTCTTTCTTTTCTTTCGGCTGCTTCGGTATGGACCGCAGCGCGGCCATAATGGTCATGATGTTCTCCTTCTCGATTTGGAGCAGCATCTTGCGCTTGTCCATGAGCTTCTTATCCCAGGCGATGATGCGGTTATGGATGTTGCCCTTCTCTTCGAGGTAGGCCATGAAATCAATCTCGTCATTTTGCCGGGCCTCGGCCAGCTCCACAAGCTCGCCCCGCAGCTGCTCAATCGTCTTTTCAATCTGCTTGCACTCGGCGGTCAGCAGGCAGTAGCGGTTGATCACCGCTTCGTGCAGGGCATCATTATGGCCGATGATCTCCAGCAGTTTTTTGACGCGGTTAAATTCCTTCTTGGCAAGCTCGTTCTCCCGGACCTCCGGCCAGGCCTTCATCTTCCGGCCGGTCAAAAGTTGCTTCTCTGCCTTCTCCCGGGTTTCGAGTTCGGCCTTGGTCCGGTGGGCTCTTCCTTCGAGTTTTATAAGAGCGACTGGTTTCGGGGGCCTGCCGGCCATTTTAATCACCCCTGGGGAAATTCGTCATTTCGGGAAAAAATGTTGCGCGGAGGTTCACCAATGGTTTATATTGGAAAGGCTGTAAGGATTTTTACCCCCCTATGCCCTTAGACGTTCCATTCCGTTCCCCTAATTGTCTTATTGCCTTTTATGCTATTGCAAACCAAACAGCTCGCTTGATGGTTCTTTGGATCCCAAAATAACGGATCTTCTGGACCTTTCGGCGGAACAATATGATCAACACATTCAGCAATCATTCTGCAACGCTGATCAAGCCGTAGCCGGCACACCTGGTTACCGGGCTGCCGCAAATACCACTTGCTATACCGACCCCATCGGTAGGTGTAGCCGCGCTGGTTGGCCGTTCCTCTGCGGCTCTCCATCTCACGCTCCTTGGCCCTCCCGTGCTCGGGGCAGTAACCACCCTGCCCAGCCTCTACCAGCTCGGGGCATCCCGGGTGCTTGCATAGTCGCCGGGGGCGCCGTGGTCCGGTGGTGGTGCTCACCCTTCAACCTCGGCCCGCACCCGGTCCATTTCCGCCTTGATCTGCCGCTTCATGCTTTCCACCTCGGCCCGGTTGTTTCTGGCCATAAGTTTTCGCTGCTCGGCCTGGAGGTCTTTAACCTTGCTGCTGAGGTAGTAAGCGATGTATTCCCGCTTGCAATGTGGGCAGGTAAAATACACCTGGTCGATGTCGCCCTTGAGGCGGCGGCTGTTGAGTGACTTTATCTTAAACTCTTTAGCGCAGCCCTCGTTACAGGCAACCCTCATCCCCCTAAACCCCCCTTCCCCCATAAAGTTGGGCCGCCTGCCGGGGAAGTAGCAAGCGGCCCTGTGCCGGGTTAATCTATGCAAAACTGCTTGATACCATTTTAGCACATCTAAGTTGGACAAAATGGACGATCTTACAGCCCCTCTATAAACCTGTCATGCATCTTTCTCAGGCTATCCCACGTTGTGCCAGCCCCAATCTCCCGCGCCACCTGCCGCCAGCTTAAGCCGTTCACGTGACGCAGGATGATCACCTGCCTGAGCAAGCTATCCTCGATCCCATCCACCCACTCAAATATTTCCGCCCGCATATCCTGCAGATCGCTTTTCCGCCGCTCCAGCCTGTCCCGCAGCCGCAGGAGCTTCTCGTTCCGCTCACCGGGCAGGCCGCGGATGATATAGTGCCGCTCCGTCCATGGATGCTCGGGATCCGATCCCGTCACCTTGTCCGTGATGATCTCGGTTTCGACGGCGGCGATCTGCTCCTGAATGAGCCGGATCTCGCTCTTGAGGTGCCGGAATTGCTTGAGCTTCTGGCGCGTCATCGGTCACCCCTCCCCGGTTTGGGCCGCTCTTCCATGATGGCGGCGTAGTAGAGTTCCTCGCCCCGCAGCTCCGCCGGGGCCAGGATGATACCTGTCACGTCGCGCGGCAAATGATACTGGAGCGCCTGCCACAGCTCCGGGTGCTTGTCCTGCACCAGCTCGCCGATAGTCAGGAAGGGCTGAACGTCGCGGCGGCGGAATTTATAGTTCATGGTTGGGTGGCCCCCTTTCGCCTTTCCTTTTCTGCCTGTTCAACCTGCACGTTAAAGATGGATCTTTGCACCTTCCCGGCCAGCTTATCCTTGAAGGC